GAAGTGTGGGCAGAGGCAAACCCTGGCCTTGGAGATATTGTTGACACTCAAGATTTTGAGTCGGCAGTCTTGCGAACACCTGAAGCAGAATTTCGCACTAAACGATGCAACACATTTGTTAGCACAACAACTGCGTGGCTTCCACAAGGTTCTTGGGAAGCGCTGACCTACGAGGGCAGACCCAACATTCCAGGAGAAGATGTTGTGCTTGCCTTCGATGGTTCATTCTCAAATGACTCAACTGCGTTGCTTGCGTGGTATCTCGGCGGAGAAAAGCCACATTGCTCAGTTGTGGGATTATGGGAGAAGCCTGATAATGCAGAACAAGGATGGTTCGTGCCAGTCGCAGAAGTTGAAGCGACCATCATTGCAACTGCACGCAATAATCGAATCAATGTCCGCGAGATTGTTTTCGATCCCGCAAGGTGGAACAGAACCTTTATGGTTCTCGACGAAGAAGGATTGCCCGTGGTGGCATATCCCAACTCAGCAGAGCGAATGGTTCCTGCAACTCAAAAGTTCTACGAAGCAGTCGTCAATCAATCCTTCACTCACGACGGAGACGAGCGACTCGCAAGACATGTCGCCAACTGCGTCACAAAGCAATCAAGTCGTGGAGTGATGGTTGCCAAGGCATCGGCACGACGCAAAGTGGATGCCGCCGTCGCTGCTATTTTTGGTTATGACAGGGCAACACAACCGCCACCGCCGAAGGCGCCTGTGGCTAAATTCTTTTCAATTCAAGTCTGAGAGGCGATATGAAAAAACTTGATGTCTCAGCCCTCGTCGGCTTTGGCGGTTTGATTATCGCCACGACAGGACTTGCAATGGTGTCCGTTCCTCTAGCTCTCATCTGCTTGGGGTCGTTTCTAGTATGGATCACGGAGAAGGCTAACTGATGGGAATTTCAAAGCGCATTCGTAGTGGAGTTCAAAAGCGAGCAAATGATTCGCAATGGGTTGAGCCGCTCATTCCAGGTCGTCCTGCATTCATGGCGCCATCAGGAATTGATGTCACCGCCGATTCTGCAATCCGAATGTCAACTGTCTATGCGTGCGTCAGACTTTTGGGCGACACAATTTCATCGCTACCGCTTGGCGCTTATGTGCGCCGTGGTCGCAACCGCATTGCTTATGCTGCGGTCTATGGAAGCCAACCTGAATGGATTAACAGACCGAATCCTGAAACTTCCCGCCTTGAGTTCTTTGAGCAGGTTATCGCTTCGCTCAATCTCCACGGCAACGCCTACATTCTCACTGTTCGTGATGAGAACGACGAAATCTTGGAGCTTTATTGTTTGAATCCTGACGAGGTTCGCATTCGTCGCCTACGCCCGAATGAACCACTCGTCTATGAAATCACCATTCGTGATGCCAACGAAGCACGCACTGAGATTCTGACCAATCGGGAAATCCTCCATATTCCGATGTTCAGATTGCCAGGATCACATTATGGCCTTGGCCCTGTCAGCGCCGCTCGCCTCACCATTGGCGCGGCGATGGCAGCAGACACCTATGCGGCCGCCTACTTTGGCAACGCCGCAAACCCTGGCGGAGTGATTGAAGTTCCTGGCGAATTGACTCAAGAGCAGGCACAAGACATTGGCCGCGATTGGAACATCACCCACACAGGCCCTTATCGTGCCGGCAAGATTGGCATTCTCTCAGGTGGAGCGGCCTTCAAGCCTTTGACCTTGAACGCTGCCGACGCGCAATTGCTTGAGGCACGCAGATTCAATGTTGAGGATATAGCACGCCTTTTCCGCGTTCCTGTGAGCCTTCTAGGGCATCCTGTGGCGGGGGCAATGTCATTTGCTTCAGTAGAGGCTCAAAACCTCTCATTCGTCCAACATAGCCTTCGTCCACTACTTGAGCGCCTAGAGCAGAGCCTCTCGGCTTTGTTGCCTGAATCAGATGGCTTTATCAAGTTCAACCTTGACGCTCTCCTTCGTGGCACAACTCTTGAGCGTTATGACGCTTACACCAAAGGCCTTCGTGAAGGTTTCCTATCCTTGAACGATGTTCGAGCAGTAGAAGACCTCTCACCTATCGGCGAAGCAGGCGATCAGTTCCGCGTTCCATTACAGAACATTGATGCTGCCGATGCTAAGGATGTCGGCCTCAATCTACGAGCTGACATTGTCAGCAAGTTGGTTCAGGTCGGCTTTGATCCTGAAGAAGTCCTCAAGGCGGTTGAAATGGTGCCTATCGCACACACAGGAGTTCCAAGTTCACAACTTCAACCAATTTCGCAGATTGATCCGAATGACCCAAGCGCGGCTTATGATGTTCGTGAGGCTCGCGCAAATGGAACTGTGGTCAATATGCCTGAGCCTGTTGTCAATGTTGCCGCTCCAAGTGTCAATGTTGAACCTGCGATGGTAATGCTTGAATCACCTGAAGTTCGCGTTGAAGCACCGACTGTCAATGTTGAGGCTCCAAAGATTGAAGTCACAAATCAGATTGACCGCCGCAAAGTTCGCAAGAAGGTTATCCGCGACGAGGCAGGTCGAATCGCAGAAGTCATTGAAGAGTTCATTGAGGGAGATGAGTAATGGCAACAGGATTGAGTTCATACTTAGCAAATAAATTCCTTGATGCGGTCGGTAATGGCACTGCTTATTCTGCGGCCAATGTCTATGTCAAGTTACACACAGGCGACCCTGGGGCGAATGGAACTGCCAATGCCGCTACTGAAACAACTCGTCAGGAAGTCACATTTGCTGCCGCATCAAGCGGTTCAATCGCTTCTGACGCCGCAGTTACTTGGACGAACATTGCGGGTTCTGAAGACGCTAGTTTTTTCACTGCTTGGGATAATGCTTCTGCTGGTAATTTTCTATTCAGTGGCACTATCGTTGGCAATGCTTATACTGCCGGTGATACTTACACCATTCCAAGTGGCTCTCTAACTGCATCATTGACTTTGGCTTCTTAGAATGCCATCACAGTTTGTTCTTGATTCAGGAGTTCTTGACACAGACCTTCTTGGCCCTGTTGTCATTGCCACCGCTTCTACGGATTTAGGCTCACTTGAATCAAGTTCAAATTCACTTGTCACTCACAACGCGACAGGCGTAGGCGCACTCGGTTCACTCATTGCCTCTGCTCGTGCCGCAGATGAAATCGAAGCAACGGCAAGTGCAAGCCTTGGTGGATTAGAAGCCATTGCCAACACGCGACCTGTGACCCCTGCGGTGGCAGGTGGACTTGGATCACCAAGTTATGTTCAACCAAATTTCCCGCAATTAGCAGAAGAACAAGAAGTTCAAGTTTCAACAATCGTTGCAAATGCGATTTCTTCCCTTGGTTCTGTCAGCGCACAAGCAATGTCAGAGATTTCCTTCTCCATACTTGAAGACGATGCAGAAGTTCTGCTTCTGATTTAGGACGAAAATGCCATATTACATTTCAGACAAGCAAAGCGATTGTCAAGGTTGGGCAACAGTCAAAGAGGAATCTGATGGTTCCTACACAACAATTGGATGCCATACAAGCAAACAAGACGCAATTGACCAAATGGTTGCAGTTTCAATTTCTGAAGATATGGAACCAGGCGGAGAAGTTCGTCAAGTAGATTTGAGCGCGCCTCAATTCATTCGTGACAACGCAGCTCGCGGTCTGAAATATATCAGTGAAGGCTTTGGGGGAGATGGCTTGACCGATGCCACAAAGCGTGAAGCACGCGAAATGGCGGCGGGAAGAATTACAGAAAACAAAGTTCGGAAAATGGCACCTTGGTTTGCTCGTCATAAGGTTGACGGCCAAGCGCCAAAAAACAAAGACTCATCGCATCCTCAATATCCAGGCGCAGGGTTAGTTGCGTGGTTGTTGTGGGGCGGAGATTCTAACTTTAGCGATAGAGCGCAGGATTGGGCGCAACGCAAGATTGATGCCCTCAATGCCGAAGCCGATTCAAGGAGCAAAATGAAGAAAATTGAACGCCGCACATTTACAGTGCGCGATGTTGAGGCACGAGCCGAAGGTGGCTCAATGCGCTTGTCAGGTTATGCCGCAGTCTTTCATGACTCAAGCGTGCCACTACCCTTCAAGGAAAAAATTGCACCAGGCGCATTTCGCAAGACTTTGAGCGAAACTCCTGATGTTAGATTGCTTGTGAACCATGAAGGTCTGCCGCTAGCTCGCACGAAGAATGGCACATTGAGACTTGAAGAAGATGATCGTGGATTGCGCTTTGACGCAGATTTAGCAGATACTCAAGAAGGTCGAGACATCTACACCCTCGTCGAGCGTGGCGATGTTGATCAGATGTCCTTCGCTTTCCGTGTTATTCGTCAGAAATGGAATGATGACCGCACAGTTCGCGTATTGACAGAGGTTTCACTCTCTGATGGCGATGTTTCAGTTGTCACTTATCCTGCTTATCCAACAACATCCGTTCAAGCTCGTGAGCAACTACGCGCTGCGATTGAAGCAGTCAAGGAAGGCCGCGAAGTCACAGGCGATTCACTCATCGCACTCAAGAGTATTTTCTCAGACCTGTCCGAAGGTCACGAATACATTATGCGAGCCGTTGAAGTGATGGCGCAGATGGTCGGCGAATCAGGTTCAATGGAAGATGAAGAAGACGAAGAAGAGTATGCCCGCGCAGTTGATGTTGTGGGCGATTTTGTTGAGTGGGATTCATCAGGAGGAACTGCACGCGGTCGCATTGAGCATGTGATGCGCGAAGGTGTCCTCGGAATCCCGAACTCGGATTTCTCAATTACCGCCGAAGAAGGCGACCCTGCGATTTTGATTCGTGTTTATCGTGAACTCCGTGACGGATGGGTTGAAACTGAAACCCTTGTCGGTCATAAGGCATCAGAACTTCGCGCCATTGATCCGCTTCCTTCACCAACAGAAGAAGAAGGTCGCAAGATTTCTTTGCGCCTCGCCCAAGCAATTATCAATTCAACAAAATAGATTTCTGCTCATTCGAGCAGATTGAAGTCGGAGCGAACCTCACACCCTCAAAGCGCCGTGAGCATCTTCGCCACCACCTCGCAACCCAACTCATAAGGAGCAAAACTCAATGTCATATTTTGACAAAGTAGTCGAGCGCCGTGATGCAGTGAAGGCAGAAATGGATGCAGTTCTTG